GTGAAGGGAAACTCGTCGCTGCTCCACAACCTGTAAAAGGGGCCTTTAAGACGTTGTTGCCATTTCGGCAAGCGGTCATTGGTAGTATGGGGGTCGCCCACCAGCTGTCGTATGATGGTTTTCTGTCATATTATAGTGGTGCACGGCTGCGCATGTACTCCAAGGCCGTTGAGAGTCTGCATATCCAATCTGTCCGGAAGGAGGATGCTCATTTGAGTACCTTCGTTAAGGCTGAAAAGATATCAACCCTTAAAGGTGATCCTGCTCCTAGAGTGATACAGCCTCGGTCACCTAGGTACAACGTGGAATTGGGAAGATATCTGCGGCATTTAGAGAAGAAGTTCATGAAGGCTATAGACGGAGTTTTTGGTGAACCCACATGTATTAAAGGATACACGAATGATGAGGTGGGTGTCATCATTAAAGATAAGTGGGCTAAATACATTCGGCCCGTTGGCATTGGTCTTGACGCTTCAAGGTTTGACCAACATTGTTCTATTGACGCACTCAAGTTTGAACATGGATTTTACACAGGTGTGTACCCAACCAGTAAGTTACTACCCAAACTCTTGGATTGGCAACTATATAATGAAGGGAAAGGCTACACTCCCAATGGTCGTGTGAAATACAGGAAGTTAGGGTGCCGTATGAGTGGCGATATCAACACATCTCTTGGCAATTATATTCTTATGTGTAGTATGGTATGGGGCTTCATGAGAAGTCTTGGTATTTCCAACTACAGTTTGGTTAATTGTGGGGATGATTGTGTCATCATTACTGAGAGACGTCACACCAGAGTAATTCAGAGGACTCTCCACAGCTGGTTTCTTGACAGAGGGTACACCATGAAAATGGAGGATCCAGTTTACGAGTTGGAGGAGGTTGAATTTTGTCAAGCCAGACCCGTGACCTATGGTAACGGATGTAAGATGGTCCGCAATGTTAGGACCGCAATGGGTAAAGATTGCCACTGTGTTAACAATATCCGCGACATCGCCACACGGAAAGCGTGGAGTACTGCTCAGCACAATGGGGGATTATCCTTGTCTAGGGGTATACCTGTAGTTGAGAAGTTTTACTCACGGTTTAAAGTTTACGATGATGTGGGTAAGCACCAGCCCTTCTCCAGCGTCACATCGATGCACAAGTGGGCCGGTAATGATACACCGTGCGAAATTACACCTTTGGCCAGATATCATTTCTGGAAGGCTTTTGGCCTCACTGGGGATGAACAAATAGCCCTTGAACAACGTCTTGAAAATTGGGAAATGAATTTCTGTGAGATGGATGGAACTGATCATCATGTTCCATCCATTCTCGACTATGCCGCAGCTTGAATCACCAACCACTGATTTGCAATACAAAAACGAACATGACAAACAAAATGACTTTGAAGAAAAGAGCACGCAAGGTGCGCGAGAGTGTAAAGAAGTATGGACCTGATGTTTATAACTTAGCCGCCTCCATTGGCGACATGGTCTTAACGAACAACCAGAAGAGATTGGCTAATAGCTTAGTTGCCCGGAGTCGACCACTACTCACCTCGCTTGATAGAGCAATCGACAGGGCAACAGCCGAAGTCAATTCCGGTACCATGATCCCTTATATGTCAGGAGCCACCACAGCCATCGGTACACGAATTAAGAGTGTAAGACCGAAATTCTATTCGAAGGGGCAATCCGTCACGATTGTTCATAGGGAAGCATTATCTTATGTTAATGTCATTAATGGCAACGAAGTACAGTTGTACGGTAACATCAACCCTTACAACCCGTATCTTTTCCCTTGGTTATCAATGATCGCTTCATCTTACGACAAGTATAAAGTCAATGCTTTAGTCTTTGAGTATGTCCCTACGTGCGCTACGACCCAGACTGGCAGTGTGACCATTGCCTGGGATCCAGCCTCTACGGATTATACCCCAGACTACTTTGATCTTTCTAACATGCATAGCGTTCAGTCCACACTATGGCTTCCGGCCAAGTTGGCAGTGAAACCTTCAGGGAT